CTACATTAATAGCCTGAGGCAAATTATCGGGGTGATCGTTGCACCAGTCGTAAAACCGACCAAGTTTGCGAGAGTGTATGCGAGAGTAAATAGCCCGCAACTGATATATGTAGACATCGGGCGTAATACCATACTTAACACACATCCTATAACACTGTAGCGAAGCGTACCTATCTGCACGGCACCACGTCCAAAGACCAGCACGAACATTGTCGGGGAAATTGAAAGACGAGCCGAGGAGACGAGGAGCAACACGGTAATATCTTGACGCATCAGCAGACATCAACCGCACAGGAAAGGGGACATCTACAAGACGAAGAGCATCTACCTCATCGGGGCGGTGGGTAAGTCCTCGCTCCTGAAAGTAACGGTAAGCGTATCCATACACATAACGGAGGCGCGCAAAATCATCTGTGCTATATCCTTTACACTTTGGGAAGTACTTATTGAGAGTCGCAAGGGGAAGCTCCTCAACAATAACAGACTGTCGTCTGTCATCAAATCTACGTCTGATAGCATCTCCTGTAAAGAGTATTTTCTGTACCTCATCTTCACCCAAGCGGAGCATACCGATAGTAGGGCTTTGCGAGAAATGAAAGCAGGGACGTACTCTTCTACCTTGTAGTATAGGCGGAATGCCATTAACGCCTGTAACGTAGTCAGCCAAATATCCTGAAACACCATCCGAGGTAACGGTCTGCACATCGATATTACCAAGCGTCCAACTCTTAGAAAAGATTTGCGAGAGTGCTGAAAGTTGTCTATCGTTTGCCTGGTGGTTGAGCCAAATAATAACGTGATAATGCGGGCGGAACGAAGAGGGTCCGTATTCTCCGCACACAGCGTAACGCAGGGAAAATGTCTCATAGGTCAAATCAGTATTCTCGTAAGCGATATGTAAAGGGCTATCATCGTAGCGAGCGCAGATAGCAAAAAACTTAGCACGCAACAGGCTAATGTACTTTTGCACATCGGGGTAGCAAAGATGAGCGAACGCAGGGCGCATCTTAAAGCGTGAAGCCGAGCGAGTGCCGAGCGCACGCAGTGGCATTTTAGCATCAATATCATAACCTACGGGAGCGGGATAATCGGACACGTACTGTTCGGGGATATCACCGAAGTCGGGATAACCACAGTTTGAATGCCATTTGCGGGAACGCCCGTTGTACTGATAAACAGGGAGGTGGTCGTTGTCATAAGTCAAAGTTATAAAGAGTGCAGTATTTGCACCCTGATTTACAAATTCTCTTTGTACACGGCTGGTAAGGTCAAAAGAGCGGAGCGAGCGACAATATGCACACTTTCCGCAATTAGCGACAATTTCACGACCGAGGTATTTGTTAAACACCTTCCTCGGAGCAAAACAACCGTATAAAGAGAACTCAGACATATCTATTTAGCATAGAGTGAATCAACAGCACGAGAACGCCAGCAGTAGGCACGCCAATTACAGCGGGTCACAAGACCTGGGAGGACTTTGCCTCCGCTCTTGTTCCACCGCATAAACTCTGAGCAAATAGCCTCAACCTTTGCCGAAACATACTCATCACGAGGATGAAGTCTCAAATCTTCATCAGTAAAGCGTACAGTCTTGAGTATCTTATACAGAGTGGAACGCTTATAGTTGCCTGTGCCACAGTTATAACAAAAGTCTACCAGGGCAGTAAACTGAGCGTCTGAGAGCGTATAAGGTATAGCCTGCAAAGAACTACGGACAAATTTTGTAATCTCAGAAAGAGACTGATTAAGATAGTAGGACGCATCTTGCTCATCCATAGGAGACAGCGCAAGAGCTTTTGTCCTTGGCAGGCGTGTACCATAACCAATGGTTAGATACTCAGACGCAGGCTCACCTTTTGGGAGGTAAGCCATAGAACGAAAGCCCTCAAAGGCTTTCAGCTGGTCTATATAGGTAGCGAGCAATTCCATAGCGCAAAGATATATACTTTTTCTCGGAAACGCCAAACGTTTTTATAAGTGGCTATTTCCGAGGGGGGTAGGTTAGACTGTTATGATGTTTCCTTAGAGATATCAAGCTTGTAGGGCGCACTACGTTATTGCGCCGAGAAATGGGAAACATCAGGGGCAACTCCGAAGCTACTGCACGACTATCATCTAATAGCGTGTACCTGGCATTTGTCCACTAAAGCACCGCAAAGGTATAGAGGTATATTCGTATGGCAATGGCGCTTCCCTTTGGTCGCTTATTGTCATACGCCTATACCTCTTTTATACCGCAGTGACTTTAGGGGGTCAAACGACAGGTACGAGCAGTTAGATGGATGATAGTCGGGGCAGTACGCTCCGAACGTAACGTGAGTTACGGGCTATGCAGTCGGTTTAGGGGGGTCTGCACTCTTGGCATAGCAGTTAGAGAGCGCACTACACCAGGCACACGAGATACCGAAGACGAGAGCTACAAAGAGCACCGAGGAGACGATATACAGAAGCATACTATCTACGATTAGGCATACCTCGAGGACGAGGAGGAGTAGGACGAGGAGCAGGCGGAGGAGTACGGAATGTACCTGTTTTAGGGATACCTCCAGTAAAACCAGCTGCACCAGGACCAACACCAAAAGGAGCAGGCATAGCCATAGAAGCACCTGTACTAAATAAATCCATAACGAAACCCATCCAAGCACGTTCATTATCGTCATCAGTCTTATCGGACTGAGAGTTAAGGTACTTAGTCTGTGCACGCTTATTCTCCATTTCAGTCCAAAAGTCTACATCACGGCGAGAGAAGTCGTCTTGCTTAAGCATATTATCCAAGCGGACACCTTTTTCTCGCTGAATTTCCGTAAGCGTCATTTTAGCAACCAAACCAGCCTGAGCAACGGATAAACGTTGCTGAGCCACAAGATAACCAATAGTCGCATAGGCTTGAGAGATACGTGCTTTAATCTCCTGAGCCTCCAGGGGCTTAATATAGCGGAACTCCCAATCTTGTATCTTCTCCTGCAACTTGGTAAGAGACGTATTAGCAGTAACATTTTCCACGTTAGCCTGCATTAACTGTACTTCTACAGGGGTCATCTGTTTAAGACGGTCAAGATTAGCCGTAGCAACAAGCGTATTCGCTCTATCCAAATCAGTTTTAGCACGAGTATTCTCCGTGCTTGCTTCCGTAGAGGCGATATCCGCCTCATTGCGACGACCGATAAAGGGAGTATCAGTACGCACAGCGTCGGCATCGGCAAGATTTTTCTCAACCTGAGAGGATATAAGCTGATTCTGCAAGTAAGCATTTACAGCCTGATTTGCACCTGAACCAAGAAACGCACCAGCGTTTCCAACAGGAGCAGGAGGAGCGGGGGTAACGCTCCCTTGAGCATTACCAGCCTGAATATTTCCAAGAGCGAGATACGGATTAATACCAGCGAGTTCGTACCTCTTACGTTGCTCGTAAGGAGTGTTATATTCGTTACCTTTATTCCACATTCGCTCAGCGAAATCGTTTTGCTCTCGCATTCGCTTGAGAGCTTCTGCATTCGCAGATTTTTGTCCAAAATAGCCGAGGACACCTCCAATTAAGGAGGTGCCCGCAGTTATTCCTGTTTCAAGGAGTGCCATATTGACTACACTTAATGAGGGTCAGGAAAATGAGTATCAGTAATATCCGTAGGAGTATCGGGCGTAGGTACGTCCACAGGGTCGGGAGATCCCTTACCAAGACTGCCAAGAAACCGAATAATCGTAGGAAGCAACTGTACTACGAAAATCAGGATAGAAAGCAACTTAGAGTGCTTGTTTTCATTCTGTGCCATTGTTATTATCGTTAGAGTTAGAAGGAGAATTGACATCGGGGACTACATCCATAGCCTTAACCTCGTCTCGCATAAATGGCAAGACATCGGAAGCGAGATAGTCACGCCAGCGCTGGATATTGACCTGGTCGCCAAGCACGAAGCGGGGAGGTACAAGAGTAAACACATCCTCATCGGTGAGGTCGGAGGGCAAGAACTGTCCATCCTCTCTCTGAAGACGATTAAGGATACGCTCCTTATCAGCCTGTGATACCTCAGAAGAGAGCACACGTGCAAGGTCAGAAGTCGGGAAACCGCTACGAGCGTCCGTAGGGTAAAGCATAGCGACATATTCAGGATCGTAGACACCTATAGCCATATCGTGGGCATCATTACCTGAAACCTGCACCTCTACATCAATATAGGGCTGAGTTCGCTTGAGATAGCTTCTGTTAGGCATAGCTTAGAGATTTTGCCCTGTCACTGACATTGGGCGGATGATTTTACAAATATTATTACACACGCACATAAATTGGTCGGTACTCTCCGTACCGTCAAAACGGACTGAGAAGATACTATCCAACTGAGAGGGAGACACCAGGAGAGCCGAGGGCTTGATACCTGATGAGGTGAAGAAAGCATTATCCAACACCTTGATAGACGATACCCAGGGGGAGAACTCCTTACCAGCTCTAAACTCACCGTGCAACTCATCACAAGCAGTCTTATACTCTGCATAACGAGGAGCGTAACCGAGGAGGACAGAACCGCCGAACTTATCCGTAGCAGAACGATTGAGCTTATGAGGTTGAAAAGCCAACTCGTGAGACATAATAGGTTGCAGTCCTAAATCCTGAAATTCAGGATGGAAGAAGTCACCACGATACAATTTAGCGTTAAAGTTATTCATACCAACGCCAGAGTAATCGCTATCGGGGACGATAGACGTAATGACCATCAAAAGACCGTGTTCCTTAGCCTCATAATTGATATCCTTTCCCTGTTGAGTGCCTACGCCTCTACCATAGATTTGGGCGGGGTCTCCCTTTTCGGTGAGGGCAGTAGTGACAACCTCGGAGATATCAATCTGAGACGACCAACCGCCTAAAAATGACACCTCTTCACCACGACCTTTAGGGACATCAACACCATAATGAGCGGAGGTCTGTGAGATATAATCGTAGTCACCAGCTCTACGAGTGAGACGCATAAGCTTCTCAATAGCGTAGATAGCACGAATAGAGCGAGTAGAAATCTCTGCATTATGACCGAGCTTTACACCACGACCATCTGAGAGCATAGACGAGATAGTAGCACTATCTGCACCATTAAACGAATTAGTCATAGCCTGGCGGAACTCGGGGAGCAAGCTATTAACATTATTCTTAGCTACAAGATTTTCTGTACCGAAGAGCTCCGAGGGGACAACGCCTGTAAAGTAGTCTTTTGCAAGCCATCTGTAGCGAAGCTGGAAGATACCAAGGAGACGCTGAGTGTCGGTCATACTCATAAGGTCACCGTTGAAATCGTCTATATTATAGTGTTCGGGCTTTGAACCTTCGTAGTCCTGTCTACGATAAAAATCATAGTAGATTTTTTGATAGGCAAGAAGTCGGAAAGGGTTAAAGCGGAAATCTCCGAAGCAATCGTAAATAAGCTGAGTAAGCTTAGCCTGCACAGCTGGGGCAGATGACGCATAAGCCGTATTATTGACACCAAGGAACACCTTAGCATTGTTAAACACGAACTTGCAGAAATCTGCAAACGAAGCAATACGCACTCGGATATCAGAAGCAGGAGGGGGCGTTTTTTGCTTAGTAGGCACTTTGCCTCTATGGTCAAAATGGTACTCACCAACGTGACCGCCACGACCTTCAACAAACACATCATCATCATCTGCTTTCTCCCAATTAGTGATATAGTCGCTGGGCTTGATGGTAATTTCAAACCCATAACCGAGCATATCCAAAAGACGAGAAATGCCGTAGACATAAGAGTAGCCGAGAGCGTCAAGGGCGTTTTTAGACGAAAACTCACCTTCACGAGCATCCTTACCCGCAAGAATACCAGCCTTAAAGAGCTGGGTATAAAGCTCCTTAAAGGTAAAAGCGGGAATACTTTCTCCAGCCTTGAGAGCACGAGTGGACTGACGATAATCCACGCCGTTTATAAAATTATCCCAGGGAGACCACAATTGCTTATAGGGCACGAAGAAGGCGTGATAATACTGATTCATTCTGACGAACGCAGCAGTATTGAGCGGTTGTGCACGAGTGATTGAGGCAAGAGATAACTCTACCTTTTCACCGGGGTTCAATTCACGCACAAGACAAGGGACGAGCATCCCGGCACTGAGCGTAAATTTGTTAGTGGCGGATAGGTCAAACACATTCTTCCTCAGATTAGTGTTTGGCTTATTGACGCCAAAAAGCTTTTGAGCCATAGTTAATTATTATTATGAGGTGAAACAAAAATTTTCATCACATTAAGACCTTTGCGATAGTCATTTAACTTTTTACGCTTCACACGGTCATCCGAAAGCTTTGAATATCTGCCTACGTGGGTCAGATATCCAGATTCATCAAACGAGCGACGACGCAAGTCGTCATTATCAGGACACTCATCTAAATCGTATCCGAAATAAGACGAGAGAGCGGAGCTACACAGTACACCGAGGTGCACATCTGTAAGAGCGAAAGGGTCTACATTAATAGCCTGAGGCAAATTATCGGGGTGATCGTTGCACCAGTCGTAAAACCGACCAAGTTTGCGAGAGTGTATGCGAGAGTAAATAGCCCGCAACTGATATATGTAGACATCGGGCGTAAT